CGTGATGGTACATCATTTACAAATAAAACTGTAACAAATATTTTTGTAAAAGACAGTGGTAACTGGAGAGAAGTCTTTACCCTTTTTGAAACACCCACATCTTTTACTACAGCTACAAATGCAAACATAACCGTACCCACAAATGCAAATGCAATTCACATACAATCTGCCGTAGGTGGCGGAGGTGGTGGTAATAGAGGACAAGATTATGACAAAGCTGGCGCTGAACAAGGTGGACCAGGGGGTGGATCAGGAGCTTTTCTATCAGATGTTGTATTTTCATTAACAGGTGGTGAAACACTCACTCCTACAATTGGCGCTGCTGGCGCTGCTGGTACCACTGTTTATTCAGGGGGTGGCCCTGCTGGTGGAGGAAACACATCTTTATCTGGATCAACTACAGGTGCTTTATTTACACTAACAGGGGGTGGTTCAGGTCAAGTATCAGGAGGTAGTGTACAAGGACCAAGATCTAATTTAACAGGTGGCGTTGCAGGAACTATAAGTCAAATTGCAACCAAATTAACTTCTGGGACAACAGTAGATGGTTTAAACATTACAAGTTTCACAAGCGGTCCTGTTGGATCTTTTAATCAATCAGGAAGTGGCGCTGCAGGAAATAATGGTATTGACTATCCAGGTGACAACTCAAATGGAGTTGGAGCTGGTGGTGCCGCTTCTTTTAGTGGTCAAGTTGCTGGAGGAGCTGGTGGTGATGCAGGTAATGGTGGCTCACCTGAATCAGGTCAAGTTGGAAAAACAGGTAGTCGTGGATCAGGTGGTGGTGGCGGTGGTACCGAACAAGGTGCTAATGGTGGCCCTGGCGGAGCTGGTGAAATAGTGTTTAGATTCATGAGGATTGCATAATGCCATTAGCAAAATTAAACATAGCACCTGGTATAGATAAACAAGATACAGAGTATGGTGCAGAGGGACGTTGGGTTGATTCTGACAATGTTAGGTTTCACTACGGCTTACCACAAAAGGTAGGTGGTTGGCAGAAACTCATACCAGATACACTTATAGGTGTTGTAAGAGGTATTCATACATGGACAGATCTTAATGGTGTAAGATACACGGCTCTCGGAACAGATAGAAAATTTTACGTATACTCTGAAGGCACGGCATATGATGTAACACCTCTTAGGTTAGAAGCAGCATTAACAAATCCATTTACAACAAATGGCACTACAACAGTTACTGTGGCTCACACAAGTCATGGTGCAGGTCAAGGTGATTTTGTAACCTTTGATTCTTTTTCTGCGATTGATGGATTAGACATGAACGCAGAGTTTGAGATTACAACAGTGGTGGACGCAAACAGTTATAAAGTTACACACACAAGCGCAGCTTCTGGATCGACATCTGGTGGTGGCGGTTCTGGTAATTTAAAATATCAAATATCAATAGGCACAGATCAATCAGCTTATGGTTATGGTTGGGGAACAGATGCATGGAACGTTGATGCTTGGAATACACCAAGATCATCATCAACAGTTACACTTGATGCACGTAATTGGTCTTTTGACAATTTTGGTGAAGACCTAATCGCTACTGTAAGTAAAGGCAAAACATTCTTATGGGACACGTCCAACGGAACAGGCGTGCGAGCAAACGCAATCTCTAATACACCAACAAACTCTAGATTTAATTTAGTATCAATGCCTGACAGACATGTATTTTTGTTTGGCACAGAAACAGTAATAGGTAATTCAACTACACAAGATGATTTATTTTTACGATTTGCCTCACAAGAAACAACAAATGATTTCGTACCAACAGCTACCAATACTGCTGGGTCATTTAGAATACAAGATGGATCAAAGATTGTGTCGGCTGTAAGATCACGTAATGCCGTATTGGTATGGACAGATACATCACTAAACGCATTACAGTTTGTAGGTGCACCTTTTACTTTTTCTCTTGTACAAATCGGTGCAAACTGTGGCGCTGTAGGTGTACACTCAGCTGTAGATGTAAATGGTATAGCTTATTGGATGTCACAGAACGCTTTCTATCTTTACGATGGAGCTGTCAAAAAAATACCATGTAGTGTACAAGACTATGTATTTGAAGACTTTTCAATAACACAACAGCCAGAAACATTTGCTGGTGTAAACTCAGAGTTTAATGAAGTTACTTGGTTTTATGCATCTAATACTTCTAATCAAATAAACAGATCTGTTACATACAACTATCTTGAGAAAACTTGGTATACATCAAACCTAGCTAGAACTACTTGGACAGATTATGGTGTTTACCAAAGACCATATGCAACAAAATACAACACTGCAGACATACCAACTACCCCTACAGTAAAAGGCGTAACAGCGGGTGCCTCTATATTTTATGAACACGAAGAAGGTGTTAATGATGACCAAACAGCTATGACTGCATTTATTACTTCTGGTGATTTTGACATACAAGATGGACAACAAATACTGTCTGTAAGTAGAGGTATACCAGATTTTAAAAATCAAGTAGGCACAGCTAACTTAACAATGGGTTTTAAAACGTATCCGTCAGATACAGGTACAACAATAAGCAGAGACGTAACTAATACAACTAAATTTTTTGATTTACGTGGCAGAGGTAGACAAACCAACGTTAAAATAACAAGTAATACGTTGGGTTCTGACTGGCGTTATGGTACATTAAGATTAGATATTAAACCAGATGGAGGTAGATAATGGCTAAAATTAATACAACTGTATTACCTACAGCAACACAGGAATATGAAGCTCTACAGTTTGATACATTAATTCGTATTCTTGAACAAATAACACAACAATTAAATTTTGGTTTTCAAGAAGATTTAAAAGAAGACTCTACAAGAAGGACTTTTTTCCTTGGCTGATAATTTTAAAAGAGTAAGTGCAACAGGCACGGGATCACTGGTAGTTATAGCTACTGTGCCAGCATCAAATTTAAGCACAACACCACCGACAGAACCTGCTACGTTCATACTAAAGAATGTGACAGTTTCTAATAAAAGTGGTGGTGCAGTGACAGCTGAGGTATCTATAAACGACAGCAGTGCGTCTGTCGAAACTCACATACTAGATGAAAGTGTAAACAACAACGCTGTAAAACATCTTACTACCACACAAGTTTTAGAACAAGGTGATACGGTAAAAGTAAAAGGCAGCGGCCTTAAATTTTCAATAAACTTTATGGAGATTATATAATGTCAATTGGTAAGAAAGTACAAGATGCAGAACAAATAGGAACGGAAATGGTTGCGGGTAAAGAGGTGCCTATCTTAAAACCAGAAGTGTATGTAAAAATTTATTGTAAGAACTGTAATGCAGAAGTTGATGAAGAAGAACAAGCCACAGGTAATTGTAACGACTGTGGTAATCCTTGGGCTTCAACTAAAGCCAAGGATATAACCATCCGTGTCGTTAAAATGCCTGGCACTGAAAGTGAGACTGGAGAATAATTAATCTTCGCACTGACAGTTTTCACAACGGTGTTGTTCAGCGCTGTTAATGTGTCTTTCTAAATCTCTTTCTGCTGCTAATAATCTTTCGTGGTATCTGCTCACCTTGTCAGCAAGGTTAGCAATAGCCTTTAAATAATCTTGTTCGGTCATATTTTCTCCTGTTGATTGTTAATTTTGGTGAGAACCTAATGTAAACATATTTTTTTTAACTTCAACAGAACTTTTTAAAATTGTTTTCTTGACAACTACGTAGTCTCTAAATAAGCGACGTGTAAATACTCTATTTTTGTCACCCAACCACGTGGTATTGCAATAGAACCACCACCATGATTATCATCTTTATCGATGCACCAAGAGCGCATAATAACTATTTTTTGTTGATTTTTAATAACCATATATCCTACTTCTTGACACACGGCTAACGGAGCATTTAAAATATCTTTTATAGGAAGCCAACCTGTCTCTGTATCACGTGCATCTAACCACGTAACACGGACCATAGGCACTTTCTCTATATCAAAGTTCATATTTCTCATTGCACATTACTAGAAATTTGACTATATTTATACGATTAATTAGGCTTATACTCAAGGCCAGCCTCCTTGCTTCAATCACATATATTGCAATAGGAGATTATGCTTAAAAAACTAAGAAAAACGGTAGCTAAAATACTACCAGGTGATAGTGAAAAATATTTAGGAACTGCATTAGCACTTGCCACCGGAAACCCTCTATTTGCAGGAATTGGCGCATTGGCTGATCCTGATGCTGGATTTGGTGATATTGCTGCGGCAGCATTTTTAGCTAGTCAATCACCAGGTTTAAAATTTGGTGGTGTAGATTTTACCAAAGGTAATCAACTTTTTGGTGATAATGCCTTTATGAGTGCTTTACAAGGTGGTGGAAAATTTGGAAAAGGCGCAAGTGGTTTTGGTGAATTTTTCCTAGGTAAAAAAGGTGTGGGTGACAAAGCAGGTGTTGATGGTTTGATTGGAAGTGACGGTAAATTTATACCTACTAAAACAGTAGACGGAAAAGAAAAAGTAGATGCAGCAAAATTATTAACTAATTTATCAAAAGCCTCAGCGGCAACAGGAGCTTTTTTACAACCAACCGGTGCATTTGATTTGCCTAAAGAAGAAGAAGTAGCAAATTTTCAATTTGGCACTGATTATGAAGGTAAACCTTTTAACACTGAAGAAGGAAAATTAATTGAATTATTATTAGGACAAGGAATAATAGGTCCTTACTATGATACAAGTGGACAATTAGTGCAAAATGTTGCAGATGGTGGTATAATGAATTTAGCTGCAGGTGGTGATCCAAGTAGTTTCCCACGTAAGACTGGTCAAATTGATGGACCAGGCACGGGAACTTCTGATAGTATACCTGCTATGTTAAGTGATGGTGAATTTGTCATGACGGCAAAAGCTGTAAGAGGCGCTGGCGGTGGTGACAGAATGGAAGGTGCAAGAAAAATGTATGAAATGATGGACCAGTTTGAGGGACAAGCATAATGGCTGTACAACAACAAGTTACAACACAACTACCTCCACCATATGTGCAGGATAGACAAAAAGATTTATTAGCAACATTATTTGGAACACCAGATCTTGATCCAAGTGATCCTAATTATGTACAAGGTTTAATTAATGTTCCTCGTAATATACCAATGCAACAAGTTGCAGGGTTCACGCAACCTCAACAAGATGCATTTGCTTTAGCTCAACAAGGAATTGGCGCATTTCAACCATTTATAAATCAAGCAGAACAAACTGCTCTTACCGCAGGTCAGGCTCTTACAGGTGCAGCTCAACAGTTTACTCCCACAACAGCAGTCATTGATCAATTTAGAGATCCGTATCAACAATTTGTTACACAAGAAGCTTTAAAAGAAATAGATAGACAAGGTGATATAGCTAGAACTAATTTAGCTGGACAAGCAACAAGAGCAGGAGCTTTTGGTGGCTCTAGATTTGGTGTACAACAAGCAGAACTAGATAGAAATATTGGTGATATTAAATCAAGAAGAGTATTTGAAGATGCGTCTAGAAACTATCAACAAGCATTAGCTTCAGCACAAGCTGCACAAGAAGCACAACAAAGAAGACAACTAGGAGCTGGACAACAATTAGGCAATTTAGCAAGATTTCAAGCAGGTATTGGTCAATTAGGTCAAGGTATGTTTGGTCAAGATTTAAATACTTTACTAAGTATTGGTGGTCAGCAACAACAATTATTACAAGCAGGTTTAGAAGCTCAAAGACAAAATCTTGCAGCTCAACAACAAGAACCTTTCCAACGTATATCTTTTGGTACAGATATTTTAGCAGGCTTACCGTTTGGTGGTCAAACTATATCACAAATACCGGTAACACCTGCAAATCCATTTTTACAATTTGCTGGGGGTATTGGAGCTCTTGGAACAGGTATTGGATCTTTATTAGAAGGTTTTGGGGCTTTAGGATAATGTCTATTTACAACAGAAGGATGTTTAACAATGTCCCGAATAACATGAGAACGAATTCACGTGGTGTTGGGATTACATCAGGTTTAGTTCCTGTCATTAAAGCTAATCAAGGAAAATTTATTGACAGTGCTGAATATCAAAAATTAAAAGCAATAGCAGAACAAATTGTTCCACAACAACAAGGATTTTTTGCAAGAAACGCACCAGCCTTATTTGATTTTTTTACAAGAGTATCTGAAGCAGGAGAGGGTGGAAAGCCCCTCATTGAAGGCGCTGGTGGTCTAAACCAATCTCCTGCAGGCAGATTATTTACTGGGCTTGCTAGTGCTGCTCCAGCTTTAGGTAATATTAAACCGTATGAGGACCAAGCAGGGAAATTAGCTGCATCAAAATTATTTGATATTGAAGCTGAAAGAATGACACAACAAGATGAACCAGACTATCTTGAAGTTTTTTTATTAGATGATGATCCTGACACAGGGGCTAAAAAAAATCAAAAAATTCCAATTTTAAGAGAGGATTTTGATTTAACTAAACATACTTTAGCTAAGCCTGATGACCCAGAAGATCAATTTTTAGAAGTTTATGCTAAGGAAGCAGATACAACTGAAGGTATTGAAAAAGGTCAAAAGATAAGAATTAACGCTGATGATTATGATGCTAGTAAGCATGATTTAGCTGCACCAGATAAAACAGAAGATACGTTCATTGAAGTTTATGCTAAGGAAGCAGATACAACTGATGGTATTGAAAAAGGTCAAAAGTTAAGAATTAACGCTGATGATTATGATGCAAGTAAGCATGATTTAGCTGCACCAAAAGAAGAAGATAAACCAGATGACATAACAGTCTATAGTAAAGTAACCGATGAAGAAAAAGGAATTACTGAAGGTCAAGGTTTAAGAATTAGTTCTGATGATTTCGATCCTAAATTACATAATATGGCAGCACCAAGCGATGACAAAATATCAAATTTTCAAGAAAAATTAAATTACATTGATACTTTAGATGTAACAGATGAGAAAAAACAAGAATTAATTTTTGGTTTAATAAATGGTAATAGAAATGTTCTATCTGCTGAAGAAGAAAAAGATTTAATTTTGTTTGGAAAAGAGCTTGAATCTAAATTAAAAATTGCAGAGCCTATACTTAATAACGCTATAGCTGATGCAACGGAAGCAGCAGCATCAGAAACTAATTTCTTATCACAAAAAGCTTTATTAGATGACGCTATTACAGGAAGATCTTTCTTTGATACTAGAAAATATTTTGGCGATTTAAAAGCACAATTCCCATCTTTGTATTCAATATTGCCATCTAACTTGCAAGAAACATTTGATAGTATTGTTGACGGTAGTGCTGTATCAACAGATGCAGCAATTGCATTATCTAACAGAGCTACATTAACGACCGCAAAAGGCGGAGCAATACCAGGAAATTTAAATACAAAAGAATTTGATGCAATCGTACAGTCTAATTCAGCTGTGTTTTTTCATCCAGAAGCACAGTCTTTTATAATTGATTTAAATATTAAAGATGCACAAATAAAACAAGAAAAAGGTAAATTAGTTGAAGAGTTATTTACAAAGGGAACAGTAAATGGCGAAGAATTTAATTTAGCAGACGGTGCAATAAAAATTTTAAATATTACAAATCAAAAATATGAAGATTATAAAAATTCTGATGAATATAAAGCAGGTGTAAACAGAGTTCTAAATGTAGGAGAATTAGTGCCAACAAGTGTTTTAGCAAAATCTGAAAGAGATATAATTATCAATGATGTAAACATAGGTCAAACAAAAGAATTATTTGCAAATGGCGAATTAAGTTTTGTAGGTTACTCAAACGCTGATGGCGTATTTGTTAATCCTGCAAATGGAGTATCAATAACAGTTAAACCTAACACCCCAGTATATAGTATCTTTAGAGGTGAAATCACTGGTGATAAAGCTACAGTTTATTTAGCTACACAGGATGAATTGTTGTAATGGTTACTCAACAAGAAGTTGAAACTAAACAACTTAAAGATATAGTTGATTTAGAAAGTTTTCTTAAAGTTACGGATCAAACAAGAGAAGACATTAATAAACAATTAGAAGCACAACGATTAACACCTACAATATTACCATTTGCAGAAAGATCTGAAGATTTACTAGGTATAAAAACATATGAAAGTGAGTACATAAAACTTTTAAAAGAGGCAGAAGACACAGCTTTTAACAATCAAATAAAATTATTAGAATCAATTATTGGTGTTCCAATTGATATTGAATCTGGAGGTTTGGGATCAGATTACATTTTAGATGGAAAACCAAAAAATCAACCGGGACAAGTTTTTCCTAATATATTAAATTTAAATCCAGACGTAGGTTTAAAAGCTGATTTAGCTAGAAGCAATGATTTTAATTCTAGAAAAAAGAAATTTTTAGAGGCGTACCCGGACGGTGAATATATACAAGTTATGTTACCTTTAGGGGATGGTGACACAAAATACCCTGAACTATACATAAAAAGTGTTAAGGATTTTCAACAAGAAAAAGAAAAATTTAAATTTGTTAATTTAGAAGGTTTGGATAAAGGTGATTTAGGTACCGCTATAGGTACAATTTTTGATGAACAGTTTTTAGCTGAAACAGGAGCTTATGTAACGGTCAACAAAAAAGGTCCATTAACAAAATTTTTATCCGTTTTTGCTGGGGCAAGAACAGGTATTGAATTACGAGAAGGTGTTGAAACTTTAAGAGGGTACGGAGAAAATGAATACAAT